GTTCTGATAATATCTGCCTTACTGTAAGGACCGTATAGATATGTCTTCGCAGAAAATTGTAATGTATAAACTACAAGTCTTCTGTTTAAGAAACTCTCATCCCACTCATCTTCTAGATTTATAGAGTTGAGTGTAATAGCAACATCTCTTCTCTCATCCATGTCTGGAATCATCTTTAGTGTAATATTAAAAGATGGTTGAAAGAAAGGAAGGATTTGTTCTAAGATTTGTAAACCTGTGTCTTGATCTTTTGATAAAATACCTAATTCAAAGTTTACTGTGTATGGTACAGGAAGGTATTGTACTCTTACTTCACTACCACTATCTGCAACAACGTTTTTGTATTTTTGGACAGGACTAGTTTTCCTAGTAGAATCATATGAGATACCAGTCATCTCAAAATACATTCTAGGCATTGTGATTGCTACCTTCTGTGTGGAAGGGTTCTCAAACAATCTGTATAAAAACTTTTGCTTTGGTCCATACGCCAGAGCTACCTTTTCCGTCTCAATAACCTGACCTGTCTCTGGATCTCTTGTCTTTACATCAATATTATTAAAGAGTGTTCCAAAACCGATTACTGTTCTTCGGATGGTTTCGTTATAAAAATGTGATCCTAACATCAGAAACTACCTGTAAAATTACCAAACTCACCAAAAGGATTTTTTTCAGAGAAATCAATTATATCATCTGCTCCGTCTTCAATTGCTTTATTAGCATCATACTCAGAGTTAGAGTTATCTATTGAACTGAACGATCCTAATGTATATAGCGCACCAGAAACAGTACCATTTATAAGGTCACCATCACGGAAATCTCCAGACTTATTCATCAACTCTAAAGTTAAATTACTACCATTCCATCCACCAACTTCACCAATACTATCTGTAGCAAGGTCATACATCCTTGCTCTTTGTCCACTAGTATCTGTGTTTGTGTATGCATTAATACAATATCTGTTATTAGCAGCATCGTAATAGAAATGACCTTTAGTTGTCGTTGCAGTCGTTCCATTATATGTGTAACGATACCTTAGTCTTTCATCTTCAAAATACCAATAGAAATACTTGACTAAAGTTGTAGTTGCAAATACAGGATCAAATGATCCACTGTGATCCACATAAATTTTACCTGTTCCATCTGAAGTCCAAGATCTATTACCGCCTTGATCATTATAGTTTCCTGCTACAATGTGCTCTCTCGCAATAAAATCTTTAGCAGTTTGTGGACCATCTATTGTAATTGTAGGCGCAGTTGTATATCCACTACCAGCATTTGTAATAGTAATAGCATTTACAACACCATTGTAGATAGTTGTTGTAGCAGTTGCAGGTATATCTCCTCCAGCAACGTCGGGTGGTTGTGATATTGTTATATTGGGAGCAGTCATATAACCAGAACCACCAGTACCTATAACAATATTATTTACTGAACCTTGATCAATTGTACTAGTAGCAGTAGCAGTTGATTGTAAATTGCTGAGATTCAATGTAGTCATTACAGAGTGATCTAATTCAATAGCGTCAATCTCTGCAATACCAGTATCAAACTCATCATCACCCTGCTCGTATATCTCAGCAGTGAGTGTATAGAAGTAAAGATCTCCTAATGGATAAAATGGTACCTCTCTTTCTACAAACTTAATTTCATATGCGTTACCAGTCAGAGGATAGTAAATTAAATCTCCTTCATTAGGTCTCTGTGAAATAGTAAGATTTAAAGCAGGAACTAAAGACTGTTCCCATCTCCTTCTAGACATGACGAATTGAATTTCATCACTAATTCTTACACCAAACTTACTAACAAAATCTACAGGAGATCCAAATCCCTCAACGTTGATTAGTAACATTTCAATCATATAAGACTGATTGAACTCTGAGTAAATGACTTCACCCAAAGTCTTATCCCTCAGCATAGTTCTAGGGACATAGAAACAATCAGTACCAAACAATTTGATTTGTTCGTCAACCAAATCTTGTACTAGATTCTGTTCGGTAGTCTTACCACCGTGCTGAGGAAAGTAAACTTTTTTCATCCGATCATATCAAGTGGTGGTAGTTCGTATGTGCTGATGGAATCTTCCATTAGTGCTGCTATCTCACCTAAAGCATCTTCATATAATTGTCTTCCGTTCATTGATACACCACCTGGAAGTGTTACACCATTGAACTTAATTAGGTTCTGTCCCCAAGATCTCTTCATAAGGGCAGTAGCATATTTTTTAACAAACAAATCATTAAAGACTTCTGTAAATGTAGATGGGTCTAGAGCTCTGTAACATTCTATAAGTAACCATTGATCTTTAGTTACTCTATTTGGATCAATATCAATATACAAACGATCTTGTCTAGTGTTGAATCTGAATTGAACTAAAGAACCAGTATTAATAATCATATCAATAGTTTCAAAGTGTTGCTTTACCATGTAGTAGTTGACCATATCAACACCACCAAAAGCAAGACCTGTTCCTGATGTATATGAGAACAAGTCCATCAAATAGTATTGGTTGTTAAGACCGAAAAGACTGTTCCTTACAAAGTTAGAACTAATACCATATACTTTAGAAATACCAAATACATGTTCTGGAATTTCTAAGTAGTTCTTTCTATTCTCCCAAGTTGCAGCATCTGGAGCAGCAGTAGTAACAGTTTCGTTTGCAGTTGTAAACCTTGTTACATCGTCATCAGTAAACTCGTGCTTGAGATACATTTTCTCAGCACCATTAAAATGTCTTTCTCTAAAATACTGTAGTGCATCATCAATTGCGTCATCAATCTGATCATCATCTAAATTGATTTCAAGCACGGGAGCACCCAACTGTCTCAAACAGTAGTCTCTCAGTTCTTGTCTGCTTGCTGGTTGCGCCACAAAAAATACCCCATATTCTCCTAGAGGTATTTAGGTTATTTCTTTTCTTCTACCTTAATTTCGTGTAGAAACCAGTGTCTTGCTGCAGCAAGAGTATCAAATATTCTTTTATGTCCACCAAATTCACAGTACCAAGTGATACCTCCTCCTGGTCCTTCTGGAATTTTATCCATTAGAAGTTGGTTATCAGATAGATTATGCATTGCTTCTAACTCACCTTCAGAATCCGCTGTAAGCATTGCATCAATTACCATGTGGTATTTCATAGGATCCCACTTTTCTTCGATCTCTCGTACAACGTCATACAAAGGTAGTTCGTCTATGGACTTACCATACCCTTCTCTATCAATTTCTACGACTTCTCCTTCTCCCCAATCTCCACCTCCACGACGAAGTGTTTCTAATTCGTCGCCTACAGCAAAGCGATGTTCCATTCCTTCAGGGAGGTTTTCCGTAATTTCACCCATTTTGTGTTACAATAAATAAGGACAGTATAACATTATTTATCCTATTGCGAGTTGATGAGTTATGCTGTATAATGTCTGTATTACCGAAGAGGAATAATGAGCGTCAAAGCATTGATAATCGAAGGTGGCGAAACCGTCATCGCTGATGTACAAGAAGTACACGATAAACAAAAACAAGAATTTTTAGGTTATAGAGTAAAAGATCCATACGTTGCTAACCTTGTGTGGGAACCTGCTGAGAATAACCCTGAGGTGGATGGAGCAGTAGGTAATGCTAAACAAGGAAGAGTTGACTTTGCTTTTTGGGCACCTCTTTCTGAAAGTAGAGAGTTTGATTTTGTAAAGGATTATGTTCGTGTTATCTATGAACCAAGTCCTGATACTCTAGAACTTTATTTCTCTGTTCTCGCACATCACCAAGAAAACTATACAAAAGAAATTTCACCTGATCTTTCCAAGACTATTGTTACATTACCTTCTGAAGCTGGTCCAGATGGAGCAGCAATTGCTAACGAGTCTGCTGATCCTAATGCATTTGATTCATAATGAGTGATTTAATTATTAATCAGGGTCTTCGTGATAAGATCCTGCAACCAGACTGGGAAGATATCCTAGGTAGTATTGTTTCTACACAAGACATTGAAGACTACGGTGACTATGCAGTCATTGATAATTTTATTGAAAAAATTGACGAACTAGCAAAAGTACTAGAAAGTTATCCTGCAGATGCTAGAGAAAAGCATGTAGAAGCATCACATATAGAATTTGGTGAATACCTTGCAGGATTTAAAATGCCTGGTATCACTCAATTATTACCAACACATTATTTCACTCCACTACTGTTTGCATGTTATAAATCATTTATTGAATGTGAATTTATTCCACATGATTTAGATGCTAATATTTCTGAACAAGGAAAACTTGACTTTTTACGTAGACTTCCAAATCTTTGTTCAGTTCAAGGTAGACTCTTTCATGATAGTATGATCGTAAGTAAAAATGCAAACTTACCTAACTTAGGCAACTTCGATTTTCATGCTACTCTTATTCTTAACGATCCACCTGAGGGATGTGGTATTTCTCTTTGGGATGTTGATTGGAATGGAGAGAGATTCTCTAGTGTTGAAGATCTTTTAGATATAGAAGACCAACAAGTAAGATCTGATGTTAGTCAATGGTTAAATGAAAATGCTGTATGTAAAAAAGAAACAGTAGAATACGAACACTTTGATGGTAACGAACATTTTGATAGATCTAGATTTATTGAAGCAAAGAAAAACAGATTGATTCTTCATAAAGGAACTATCTTTGTAAACCAAGAGTATCAAAGTGGTGGCGATTTTTACTTCTTAGATGTTCTTATGAATACTCCACCAAAACCAAAAGAGTTAGAGGGGAATGAAATTGAAGAAGACAATTTTTGATATTCCAAAACTTGAACTAGAAAATTTTTCTACATATTCAACTAAAGAATTGATGGCGATCACAGAAGTGAACAAAATCGAGGATATGGAAATTGATATTAAGACTGTAGAAGGTCTTAAATGTATGAAAGTTAATAATATTATGAAAAGACCTCTTGATCTAAGAGATTTTATGCGTAATTTTCCTGCAGAAAATAAAGAAAAAAGTTCAATGGAAGAGTTATCTTTTAGTGGTAGTAAGTCTCCTGGATTACAGCAACCAATAGAAAGAGCTTTCATGACTTTCTTGGGATACCAACTATGGCATCTCTGTAAACAAATGAGATTTTTAAAGTATAGAGAAAAAGATATTAGATGGAAGTATTACTCTAACTTTTATTATAAAGGAATGCGTTCATATAATAAAAATTTTCTACCACATGTAGATCCATTTTCATACGCTGCTAATATTTTCTTAACTGAATCCGAACAACATGGAACTTCTTTCTTTAAATATACAGATAAAGAAACTGGTAGAGATTTTTATTCGATGTCTGATGTTATGTCTGCTGGAGATAAATTAAGAACAGCATACACTGATGGATTAAAAGAAAATTATCAATATCAAGTATCAGATCCTGAGTCAGACGATAAAGTTATTGGACAAATGACTCCTAAAAATGGTGACGATGAATGGACTCATTTTGAAGGAGATCATTTTTATAAGAGATATTATTTTATGCCTTCTACTTTTAATTCTATGTCCATGTATAGAGGTAATAGATGGCACAGTGCTACGTTTGATGCTAAGAATACAAAGTGTGGTAGATATTCTCTAGTTGCTTGCATCTTATGAAAAAGATGGTTTGGGATAGGTCTGAGATTAAGACCTTTGAAAATGTTTTTCCTCGAGAAGACTTCATGGAATTAACAGATTACATGAGGTATCCAAATTGGTCATATGGTAACATCTCAAATCCTAATGCACCATCTACTCCATTCTTTCATAACGATCTTATGGAGGTTCCATTTTTTACAGAACATCTATTTAAAAGAGTGTGTGTTTTGACTGGTAGGTTTTGGGTATTAGATAGATGTTATGCTAATGGTCATGTGTTTGGAACTCAAGGTGCTGCTCACCAAGATGACTCTTCTGGTGATGGATATACATTTTTAGTTTATTCTAATTTTGTAAACAGTGAGGTTAAAAAATGGAAACCTGAGTGGGGAGGTAAAACTATTTTTTATCTAACTAAAGATGAACACATGTGGGTACTACCTAAACCAAACACTGCTACATATTTTCCTGGTAATATATTTCACCATGCAGAATCTACTACTAGACACTTTGAAGGATTTCGGATATCTGTAGCGTGGAAATTAAAGGCAAAATAAAAGGGGTCTTACGACCCCTTTTTTGTTTAAGCGATTCCGTCTGTTATGACTTCTTGATCTGGATATAAACCTTCCAGTGCAACTTTTTTATATTTTGATGTAGGGCAATTAGCGTTCCAAAGATCAGTAATATCATTAATGATATCATGTTTTAGAATTTCTTTTCCTCCATGACCAGGAGCAATACCCGCGACGTCAAAAGTCATTCCACCCTCGTCTCTTAAGAGAGCGTGATATGCTGCGTCTGCAGAAGCCATCAACCCATAATTTGCTTTAATTTCTGCATCGGTTGCACCATCTGGTTCAAAGTCCCAGTCAGAACCTAATGCAGCAGTAACTGCCTCCAATCTGGATTTCATTTCTGCTCTTGTATTAGGATTTGTAGATAGGATATATCCTACACTAAATCCTTTTTGTCTGCTTTCTAATTCAGCCATTGTTTTTTACCTATGTGTTAAAGATGATTATGCCTGAGATTCAGACCATGTAATACGTGCTGAGATCTGATAAGGTGTAGCGTTAGAAACACCACCAGAGTCAACGATGTTACCGACAACAGTCAAGAGGTCAGGTCCGTTAGGATAGATTCCGTCTCCTCCAAGAATTGAGTTACCTAGAGCACTAATTCTAGATAAGTCAAAGGTAGTAGCAGAAGTCTCACCATTACCAGCACCAGATGCACGGAAGGAAAGGATCGTTGATCCACCAGATACCGTATCATCTGAGGCGTGCTTAACAAGTTGACATAGTGAAGGATCGTCCACGTTCTCAAATGTATCAGTTGAAAGTGATGGGTTAATGATCAGAGAAATCTCTGTTTCATGTGTAGTTAGAATACCAACTGAGTCGAGTGCAAGTTGCATTCGGTTGATAATCTCTCTTTCTCCTAGAGCACCAGTAATAGATGAGTCTACTGAAGGTGCAAGTCTGATTGATACAAGAGGAATATTCAATGGAATCAAGTTAACCACGTTAGTTGCAGGAGCACCTACACTAAAGGAAGTTCCATTTGGTACCGCAGGATTACCTAACTGAGAGTTAATCGCTGAGTAGTAGTTTCTTGGGAAAGAAGTTGTTGTTCCCTGAACATATTGAATATAAACATAATGAGTAGAACCAGAAGTATATGTTCTAGTGTTAATCTGTCTACCATTTGAGAAGTAACCGTTAGCAACACTACCCTCATAGATGTTAGTGTTAACAGTTAATGAACTAGCATCACCTGATGGGAAAGGAATACGGATGTAGTAGTACCTTGTCCAGTAAGATCTATAAGATTCAAGAATACTGCTGTTATTATTTGATGAAGCAGAAGTACCAGAACTGTTGGTAAACTTAAGTGAGTTACCTGACGCAGTGAATAGATACGCTTCGTCATCCTGGAACATACCGTCCATGATAACTGAAGTACCCCAGTGGAACAGAGTTCCAACGTAAGTAGGTTTATCACCATTCTCAATCTCGTAACGTGCAGGTAGGTTACCTGAACGGAAGTAAGATTCAGTTAGTTTGTTGTTGTGCTTGAACTCATGGAAGTACTTAACATGTCCATGAGCATCTTTAAATCCGAAACGGATCTTACCAGCACCATACCAAGAGTAATCCATGTAAGCCATCTGGATCTTAGATAGATCTAGAATGTATGAAGACTTACCAACACCATCTGCCTTATCAATATTCCACTGAGTCTGTGGTACTTTCGTATCAATAGTCTTAGTTAGAATAACGTCAGCATTTGATACACCTCTATAAGAAGGTTGGATTGTAATTTGTGAGTCACTTGTTACCTTAACAACCTTGTAAGACATACCACGGATAACGATCTTATCTGATGGGTCTAATTGTGAGGTAAACATGGTGTCTGTACCAGTCACAATATGAGAGTCTCTAGTAACAGCAACCCTTCCAGGAATCTGTAGAACAGAAGATCTCCTTACACAATTGATTGAGTCACCGTCGAACTCATAGAAGAATCCGTTTTGATCATCAAACATACCGCAACGAATGTCGCAATCACTCCAAGAAAGAACTGCAAGTGTTGGGAATCCACCACCACTAGAAGCAGTTGGTTCTTCTAACAGTAAGTAAGTAAATCTAAAGTCATCAACAACTGTTTCAACAGGACTTTCAATATTAAACTGACTAATATCAGTATTAATAACTTTAATTCTTAAAGCAGTAGTTAACTGGTGAGGTTTGTTACATCTTGCAGTAGCAGTGAACTTCTTAGCAAATTCAACTGTACCACCAGTAAAGTCAGAAACGATTGGAGCAGTAAGTTCAAGTGTAGTTGCATCAACAACTGTTCTAATTCTAGCTTCTGCCTCAAAACATCCTTGTGCGGTTTGAGTTCCTAGAACTCTTTGACCAGCAACAAGACCTGTAGTAGAGCTAACTGTTAGAGTTGTACTGAGAGCAGTACCAGAAACGTTAGTATCAATAACGTTAGTACCAGTTGCAACGTAGTTAATATCTAGAATTGGAATCTGAGGAATGAAGTTGATAGCAAGTGAAGTCTGAATACCTTTACCTGACTGATAACGGAAGTACTTACGTGTCTGTCTAGAAATTCTAGAGTTAGGTGACTTAGAAGTACCGATCTCCATACCACCGTCAAATGGTCTGTGTAGGAAGAATCCATCAGGTCTTACGTAAATGTAAGAAGGAATTAGATAGTTTGTACCAGATTGTGAGAAACTGAATGCAGTATCAACGAGTAATAGATCGTCGTCAGTAATAGCAGTAACTCTTCTAGACTCAAGAACACCTGGACTACCAGCAGTTGTATTAACAACCTTGATAATATCACCGATCTTGAAGAATCTTTGGAACGCTGAGTTTGTACCAACAACCCTTCTAGAACCAGATTCAACTTCAATCGTACCAGTACCAGTAACTTCACCAGATAGGTTTCCAGAAATAAATTCATGAAGACCAGATGATGTACTACTGAATGTTAACAAGTTAGTTCCATCTAAAGCATCTTGTAATGTAGGTGCAAGTTTGAAGTGATTGTTATCAACTAGAACTGCATAGTAATCAGTGTTATGAACTATTCCACCGATGTCTGAATTACCTGCATTGTTGTAGATAATTCTAGTTCCAGTAGAGTAGAAGTGGTTGGTAATGTTAATAACATGATTAGTAGTATCTACCGCAGCAGCAGAATCAAACTGCTTAACTGTTGGTGGAATCTTGAATGGAATTGTAACTTCAAGTTCCTTCTCAGAAATTGCTCTTGTAGTAGTGTATGAACCATCAACAGTACCAAAGTCTGCAGTTGTGTTTTCAAACGTTTGAATTCCAGAACCCTTAGAAGAAATCTGAATTTCAGTACCGTTAGATGCGTTTTGAGCACTTGATGCTAACTGGAATCTGTTACCATTAATAACAATAACGTAGTAAGAACTACCAGCAGAAATTCCACCAGGAGTAGATCCAGTAGTTGTTACTCTCATCAATTCTCCATTAGAGAATAAGTTATCCTGAATGTAGAAAGAGTATTGAGTTGTGTTTGTAATAATACCAGTAAATGTAATATTACCAGTTGCATATCTCAATCTTACTGGAGAAGCACCTGTGCTTGTTTTAATTCTAAAACGGTTGTTATCAATTCTATCAATGTAGAATGTACCAGAGGTATAAGTACCCTGAGCCATGTTTACATTATAGAAGTATTGTATCTGACCACCATCAGCAACAGATAGAGTTACCTGTTGGTTATTAGGGAACTCATGATTCTCATAGTAGAAAGAATCATTAGTTGAAGTATTTCTCTTAACGAGTGCGATATACATGTTAGTGTAACCGTCTTCGTTGTAACCACCAAAGTAACGGTTTAGATATGCACCCCATCCTTCTTGATAATACCAGAAGAACCAGTGGTTACCTCTAACCCTGATGTAACTTGCTTCAGTGTAATCAGTATAGAAGTTATCTCTATAGTAGTAAGTATTACTGAGGTTACTTCCATAACCTTGAACAGTGTATGCTCTACCCCACTCGTTAGATTCACCTGTATCGTTAATAAATCTATTGTTGTTATCAGTTAGGAAGTCATAGCTACCATTGTATCTAGAGTCAGTTCCGAATGGAAGACTCTCATGGTTGTGACCATAAGTTCTTGGTTGAGTACCACGGTTGTTATGGTATTCATTAATATGGAATTTAGTTGTGCTGTTATCACCAACTTCAGGTCGTCTAGTGGTAAAGAATACAGTTCTATCCCAGTTCTGTTGACCTAGACCTAACCTACCGTACACGCTCATATCATGACCAGATCTGGTTCCACCTTGATCCCAGTAATAGGTATAGAAGTATGCATACCAGTTATACCAGTCTTTTCTTTCTCTACGGATGTTATATACGAGACCGAAGTTATGAGCACCAAATGTCCAAGTACCATCATGAGGATAAGATGCTGCAGGATATGCATCACTTAAATTAATTAAGTTATTAAGACGCTGAGACTGGTGTAGTTTGATGTTGTCATCGTCAACTTTCTCAACATAGTAAACTTGCATCCTTCTCAAACCACCCAAAGGTCTGTTACCTGGGTTTGGATAGTAAAGTAATGCGTAATGATTTTGTAAATTATGACCGTTTAATTTAATTGTATTAGCACTGTAGTCAACATCAGCTTCATTAAATCTAACAGTGTATGTACACTCGTAGTTAAAGTTGAAAGTTTGAGTTCTATCTACTTGTCTGTTAACAGTTAGAGTTGAATCTTCATCAACAAATGGTCTTCCGTCAGGTGCAGTTGCTGTAGGATCTTGAATTTCAAGAATCTTAGGAGAAACTGTGTTAACAAAATAGAAGTTTGTGTTATCTGCAAAACCGTGTTCAGAAACAGTAGTTAGATAAACTTTAGAAGTTGTTTTAACTGCTATTGTAAAATTAGCTCCCATTCCAGGGTGAGCAGTACAATAGTAACTTAAAGGACTAGGAGTGTTTCCATCAATGTAAATTCTGGTGTATGCTCCTGGTTGACCTTGAGTACCATGCTCGTAAACGAATGTAGTATATGCAGTACCACCATTGTGAACACCATCAGTTGTTGTGGAGAATTTGAATGGGTGAGTTGCAGTGCTTGGATCTGAAAGATCAAAGGTGTAAATAGATTTTCTAGAAAGTTCTAGAGTACTCTGCATTACACCATCAACGAAATACTTATTTCCACCATCTGTAACACCGTTACCAGCTCCTGATACAAGAGTATAAGTTGTGTTAGTACCTAGAGCTTCAACTACTTCTCCATCTTGGAATACTCCAGTAACACCATAAACGTGAATATTTACTCCATCAATTTTACCAATAGTACCAGAGGCATTACTAGTTTGACCACTTACAACTTCACCAACAACATATTCGTTAGTATCAACAGTACTTGTAGATACAAGAGTAGTAATTGCTTTTACAACAACGGGTAGATTGTACAAGTCAGACACAATACCAATTGATTGGTCTAGTGAAATTTGTGAACCTTGGAAGAATTTACCTGGAATAATAGATGTATAAGTACCTTGTAAATCTCTAGTTGATGGTTGGTTTGATCTTGCTTTATATGTAAAAGTTGTAGTGGTAGGAATCGCCTGAATAATATAAGTACCTTCTGCAGTAATTTCTGCAAGACCAGTAACAGTAATTGGAACACCACTTGTTAGACCGTGTTCAAAACTTGTCTCAACTGTAATAAGTTCTGAACCTGCAACTGCTGCTACTCTAGAAATAAAGGGGATAGTAGTATCAGAAGTAGATGCGTAGAACGAAGGGATGTTGTTAATTGTCTGAATGGTTTCCCATTTAGATGACTGAGGTCCGTACTCAAAGTCGGTATCAATTAAGTTTTCTGGGTTTGATACTCTGAATTTAGATACAGCGTCAACAAATGTTTCAGACGGTTCAAAATGTACAGCGTCTTCTTCTTCAAAAATTTGGAGCGAGTCTGTATCACTCATCGACGTAGTGTCGTGAGCTAGAGTAATAGTCGTCTCATCTGCAGTAGCATCATAACTAAACTCACCAGTCTTGGTGCTATCAGCAAAGTTATAGATGATAATGTTATCAGTAGTATTAGTGATCATCAAAAGACGACGCTTATGATGATTACCTTTTATTTTGACCTTCTTTTCTGACGCATCAAATACGAAGTCAAAGAGCAACGATTTTGCCATTTTCTGTTATTCCCCTTGGATTTGTTTAAAGTAACGAAGTGTTGTTTTCAAGTCAGTGCTCGCATATAATATAAAATCTCTTGTAAAAAAGTTTTGGGTTCACCAACCCATTGCCGCCATCATTCCCATCGAAATGGTAATTTGATCAACAACGTAGTCTTGCCTTGCGTGAGGGATACCACCCGCAGTGTTTCCGTCATGTAGTACCAGACTCATTGTGTCGGTGTCTACAGTTAGTTCCGCAAGGGCACCAGTAAATGTAGAGTGTTGTACCGTAGTACCTCTTCTCAACTGTACCTGTTTGGTCATGGGTATCCCCTTAGAATTTATGCTAGTTTTATTTATAAAAACAAAACATCTTTAAATGATAGTCACAAACGTGAATCCAGGTTCAAACTTACGGAATTCTTCATCAGCGGTACCATCGAGGTTAACAGTACCAGATCCAGTATGAGCTGCAATTGGTATGTAAACAATATCACCTGATTGTTCTTGTGTTTTCTCATCACCAGCAACAGGAGCAAGTCCTGTCTCAGGAGTGACGTAATTAGAGTTGATTCTAAGTGCTTCATCAACTTCTGCCTGTGTCCAACGTTCCCTAACATGACTGATTTTAAATAGTCCAGTAGTATCATCTGTTTGAGCAATAAGAACAGCAGCACCACCTGTGGTGAATAGAGATCCAGATCCTTTATAGTGCGGAATAAATCTGATTTCTGTAGCAGCACCTGAGATATTGTATTGTGCTGTATCTCCAACATACCTGTCTGTTTGACTCTCGTCTGATGTTCCAGATATTGTTGTAGAACCTGATCCTTGATAACCCAAACGAATAAATGCTTCGTTTGCTCCACCAGATACACCAAAGAGACCTGTTGCTGAGTAGTTGAATGTAACTGTATCCGCAACTCCATTGAATGCGAATAGAGAACCAGTAGCAGCATGTGCTCGTAGAGATCTCTCGACTGTAGATCCAGTAATTGAAATAGATCCAGATCCAGTGTATGCTCTTGCTCTTGGAGTATCTGCTGTACCAGTAATTCTGAAGAGAATAATACTTTCTGATTCGTTGGTAGTCTTGGACTCCACCGCACCACCTGTGGTGAATAGAGAACCAGAACCAGCAAAACTTCCAGTAAACTTGGAAACAGATTCTCCAGATAGTTGAATCTGTAAAGTCTCGTCGTCTGCAAATGTAACTTTTTCGTTGATTGCCTGACCAGAGAATGTGGATATAGTTCCACTTCCAATGTGAGGACGAACAACTGCACTGGTACTTTCTCCAGATAATGCAAAGAGACCAGTTGCATCTGGACTGAAGGCAACCTTCTCTTCTGCAAAAGTAACTGCAGCACCACCTTCCAAGAAGTCCATGACTCCTGTTCCAGTGTAATTGTCAAGTTGTCTATCGTCTGCATCTCCACTAAGTGTGATTTGTGCAGTGCTCTCTGGAGGATTGGCGATGAAGGATTCTCCAACAACACCACTGAATCCATAAAGACCAGTTGCTGCTTCGTTAAATGTAACGCTTTCTGCAGCACCGCCAACTGTGAATAGAGAACCAGATCCAACCTCTCCATTGCTATGTTTTTCAACAGCAGATCCAGATAGAGTTGTAGATCCAGAACCAACATAACGTTCTGTGTGTTTCTCTATAGATTCACCAGTAGCAGTGAAGAGAACTGTGCTTTCTGGTGGATTGGTTGTGATAACCTCAACAGCACCACTAGCAGTAAATAGATCTCCAGATCCAATATAACGTTCTGTATGTTTTTCAACACCATCACCAGCAACAAATATGGAACCAGAACCGATGTTGTTACGTAAGAAGAAGACACGTAAAACTGTACCACCAAAGGCAAATTCAGCAACATCACCGACATAACGTTCTGTGTGTTTCTCGATTGAGAATCCAGATATACTTGTAGAACCTGACCCAATGTAAGGTGCTGGACTGAATGCTTCGTCTTTGGTTCCTCCAAGAGCAAAGAGTGCGATGTTTTCTGGAGGATTGCTTGTAACTCTTTCTGCAGCACCACCGAATGTAAAGATGTTTCCACCAACAGGTATGATGTATTCGAGGTTGAATACAACATCGCCACTGAGTGTGATGGTTCCACCCATCTCATCTGCCTGTGCAACTTTCTCAACACATGTACCAGAGAATCCACCGTAGGAACCAGATCCAACATAATCCTTGACGATCGTTGGATCTCCAGTAGTACCAGCAACTGTAAAGAGTGCAGTATCTTCTGGTGGATTTGTAGTGATGGATTCACTAGCACCACTAG